ATTTAATTCGGCAGGGATTTTAACTCCGTTCTCTTCGAGAATATCTTTCTCAACGGAACCCCAAAACTCTAAGACTTCAAAGCGATCAATGCCTGTATCTACCTGATAGTCATTAAGATCGTCTTCCCAGTACTTCTTGGTATATGATTCACCACGAGCAATAACATCATCAATTACTTTAGCACGGAAGAATGGACGCTTCTTAAGTGCACGCATTTGACTACGGCTCATCTTGTGTCGCTCAATGATATACTGAGCTTCGTCCATGTTCGATGCGTCTGGATCTGGATACAGATTCCAAACACTTACATGCGATGTGGATGGTACCGTTTTAATAACAGGAGAGTAATCGCCTTCTGGTGTCCAGTTTGCGTACTCCTTATCTATAGCAAAAGGACCCTTCATAATACCCGTACCGAAGAGTGCCATCTCAAATGCAGTAGATCTTAGTTGCTTACTAGCATTACTCTCATCTAGCTGATCCTTGATTTTCTTTTCCATCTTTTTAGCTGCAACCATGGCTGGGCTAAATGTGGCAGCAGTAGGGGTCTGACCGGGACCTTCATTGAGATTGTTAATGCCAGACAGTTCCTCTGCTAGAGGACCTAGTTGATCTTGTAGTGTTTTAAATGTAGCACCGGGTGGTAGTTCTCTACCGTCACCCTTGTATCCATACGGAGAAAAGTCAGGAACAGCAGCACGAACTTTCTCTTCACTTGGATCAAAGCTAACTGTGTCTACTACGCCCTCTGGCAGTACAGTTGGATCTACGCTGATTGGGAAATTGTTGTTTGAGAATAGTACATCTACAATTTGACCATAGGCTGCCAGTGTTTTGGTCTTAGTGACCTTGATAAACACACGGCTCTTCTCTGCCTCAGTAAACTGTACATCAGGACCGTATAGACCACGGTAATTACGATAGGCTCTTAGCCATCTCTCTTCATCATTACGTCTTGTAGTCTCAGCCTTGGTATACTTATCCATCAATAACTGCACGATGGGAGCAGCTACAGGATCTTCCTCATTGATGTTGCTCACATCTTTTAGATTAATGGATTCGTCTTCGATCAGGTTTTTATCTGCCATTCTTTACCTTTAATATCCAAATGTGGGGTCAGCTAATGACATCCCAGACTTCTGGTGTAAGGGATTGTAATCCCATAAGTTACTTCTTGGTCTACTCATAATACCATACCGAAGAGCATCGTATAAATGGTCTTCAGACTTTGTATCAATGTCCTCTGGATTATGTTTATCCAAAGGAATGATTGGCAATTGTGCAATTAAATTTGTACAGTTGCTAGTTATAACCAGTCTTGACTCTTCTGTAAAGGGGTCAACTTGTAATCGCCTGTGTATTTCATTCTTACCTGAAACACGACTGCCTGCACTTCTATCTGCGGGTCTCCACCGACACCCTTGCTGAATCATCTGTTCAGCTAAGGATGGACCAGTGTCTCCACGCTTATGCCAACATGACGAATCGAGTACACCATACCGAATCGTCCCGTCATTTTGCTCTAATTCTAAAATCATGTTAGCTAAATCTCTAGCCAACACTTTACTTACGTACAATTCCCTATAAACAATTAGCTGTTCTGCAGGAGTTACAGCAAACCAGAGAACTGCTGAGTAAGAACCGTAACCATAGTCACCCGATCTGAACTTAACCCAACTTTTAGGGATGTCCATCGAATCAATAACGTGGATTTTGCGATTAAACTCAGGGAATGCTGCTCCTTCTGATACATCCCAGTTACCCTCCAGCAATTGCTTACGTTGATGCTCTGGTAATGACAGCAGCATCGTCTCATAGTCACCTTGATCAGCAAGATATGGGTTATCTGTCAGCATTGCAGGTATAAACCTACGCTTAAACAGGGGTTGCCCAGCCTTACTGTGCCCCTTGGGGTACGTTAATGTCTCCCCAGTCTCAATATCGGTAGCCCAAAACGATTTTCCCGGTCTAGATGGGTCAATAAACATCTTCTTTACCCATGCATGACCCGGTCCACCGGGGTTTGTTGTGGCTCTCATGAAGATAGGTAGGTCTGGTGCTGTACTACGCAGACGAGAACGCATGTAATTCCATGCAAATGGGGTACCCCACTGTGTCAACTCGTCAAAACCTACCCAACTAAACGCTAAACCTTGGTACCTCAATACATCTTCGTCTCTATCAAGGTACGAAAACCACAATCTTGCCCCACTTGGTGCTACCCACTGCATCTTTCTCTCTGACCACTTGATACCCGGATAGATCTTAGGGTACATTTCCTGTGATTTCCAGATCAACTCACGCAATTCCTCAGTGGTGTGACGCAATAACAACCCACTAAACTGCGGATGACCCATATATCGCAGGGGATCAGCCAACATCGCATAGCTTTTACCCCCTCCGGCTGCTCCACCGTACAGTACTTCACGCTCTGGTGCTGCTAAGAACGCTGTTTGTGGACCCGGATTGGGTTTAAATATTACATTCTGCTCACTGATGTCAGGTACATAGACCTCATCACCAGTATTCTTCGCACTCGTCTCCTCCGTCAAGCTCGTTGAGGATGGCTCTTGCTTGTCTTGTTGCTTTGCCACCGAGCCTTTTTTCGTGTTTTTCCGCTTCTTCAATGGCTTTTCTGTATTTGGCAGCCCAGCTTCTGAGAGTAGAAGCTTTTGTCTGGTGATACTGCTCATGTTTTATCCTGCTTAGTAATCCTACGTGTGATATGTATCTACCTGTAGCCTTAGTCAACCAAGCTGCAACTTCTCTAGAAGGGTATTGCTTTAGATATTTCTTAGCTTTCTCTAAAGCATCTAACTCTAACGGTATCGGGTCAAGCATTAACGGATCTGTCTCCGATGTCTTGTACCCAAACGGTGCTTCAAATCTACCGTTTAGTTTGGGAATCGATATGTATTCCCCCTTCTCTTGTGCATCTTTAGGTTGTGGCAGTATCCATTTACCGATGGTAGAACGGGTTGCCATGTGCTACTCCTCGTCTGTCTGTTCCTTTGGTGGAAGAATCATTAGACCATTAGTAGCTTCAACCTGTACCTTCTCGGTTTTAACCAAGCCTACTCGATCCAATAGATCCTTAGCAGCACTTAGTTTATCACGCAATCCTAATTCTGTCGGGTCAACCATACCACCTACAAGTGACATAGCTGCACGAGGTGCATTACGTGCCATGTATAATTGGGTACGTTCCATGATCTCATCTTTAAGACCCTTGATGATTTCTGATGTTGGACTATTCTCTGAATAACCAGCTAACTCCTTAGCACGTACAACATCACCACCTGCTTGTTCAAACAGAACTTCTAAAAATTTAGCTTGTTTCTCTGTGAGTTCTCTACTCATTTTGCTTTCCTAAAGGGTTTTACTTTTTTAGCAATTGCCTTGGGTTGTGCAACAAATTGTTGACCTTTCGCTTTGCCCATTCGTTTAGCTCTCGTTGTTGCCGCATATTCCGAAGGAGTAAGAGCTTTAATAGCAGCTTCTGGTAGGTACCTTTCCCCGGTCTTAGAGCTTGGCTTTCCTGATTTGGTTCGCCACTTTTGTTCACCCCACGACTTAAGAGATAGCTGACTTTTTTTAAGTGCGGCACTCACTTATAACCTCCACCAGCTGCCTTGTATTTCTTGGCTACTAGCTGTGCCTTTCTTGCTGACCACTGACCTGCAGCAGTTCCATGGGTAGCCGCAGCTTTTACTTGGGCTACGATCTTTTTACGTAATTCTGGCTTGGTATAGTTACCTGCTGCATTAACAGTGGATTTCTTTTTAGTAGCCATTATTATTTATTTGCTGGATCAAAGTATTCTTCAACGGTAAAGATAGAAGACATAGTAGAACCTGATTCTGGTGTAGCAGAAATATAGTCACCAGAGTTAAGAACTAAGTAACTCTGATCAAAAATTAAAAAGTTATACGCTGATAAAACATATCCGTTAGTAATCGAATAGGATGCACCAGCAGAAGAGTCGTACCATTGAATGGTGACTGTCTTATTACCGCCAGTGCCGTTAGATACTAATAACAATACAGCTTTAGCCGTATAGTTATTCGGGCACGTATAAAGAACATTTGAGGTGCCAGCAGTTAAGTTAGCACCTACGCTTCGTAGCTTTGGCAGAATAGCCGTAGTCATTATTTCTTCTTAACCTTACGTGCTTCTGATAGAGCAATAGCAATGGCTTGCTTACGAGCTTTGACTACGGGTCCTTTTTTGCCGGAGTGTAGCTTCCCCTCCTTAAACTCCCCCATAACTTTTTTCACTTTAGCTGCTTGCTTTTTCACCATACCACCCTTTTTGTATGTTGCATTTGGAGTGCTTAGCGTAGCTGTCTTCTTACGCTCTAGCAGATCTTGTACTGCTGCAATACGCTTATTGATTTTTGCATCGGGTGCAGATCTACCCTGTGCTGCTAACTTCAGAGCAGTTAATTCTTTGGTTAAAGAGTCTACTTCTAATTGCTCTTGAGTTGCCATATCAGCACTTCTTTTTGCTGCTCATACCGCCTTTAGCCATCTTAGCCTTCGGCTTAGCTACACCAACCATGATTGCTAGGATAGGTGCCTTACCTGTCTTGGCAGCTTTGGATCCAGACTTTGTAACTTCACAGTACCGCCCTTAGCCATCTTAGTCTCTTCCTTTTCTTTTTCCTTAGCCTTAGAAGCTTTGTATCTTTCAATCTCTTCTTTAGCTTTCTTGTTCTGCTCAGGTGTACCCATTACATTTTCATAGGCACGCTTAAAGATGTTGGGGTTATTGCTTGGCATATTACTTTCCTAACTTTTTCAATGTTTGTGCTAAACGTGCACGTTGACCCATTTTACCGGGGGCTTTAGCTGCCTTGTTTAGTTTCTCAGCAGGGATAGTTTCACCCTTCTTTACCTTTAAGGACTTACGCAAAGCACCGGGTTTTTTAATTGCATCTTGGATCCAGTTTTTGGTAGCCATATTACTTCTTTGCTTTCTGTGCAGGTTTCATGGAAGCACCACAATTAGCCATACCGCCTTTGTTGTATGCCATTGGC